CCCCGCCGCCCCCCGCGCCCATCAGTGATTCTGCGACTACGAGAATAGCCGGAGCCAATTGCTCCGCGAACGTATTGCTAACCGCCTCCCCAATTTTTTTCAGGTCCGAAATCGCGTCATTGGCCATCTCAACACCAGCAGCACCTTGATCGGTTGCAGCGATCCCCAAATCCTCGAACATTGCTGCGCTAACGCCAATTGATACGCCGCCATCGCGCATCAAGTTATTTAATTTTTGCGCGGATCGCCCAAAGATTTCCTGTGCCTTTGCGGCGCGAATGGTCGGGTTCTCGATGTCGCTCAATGACTTGGCAATGGCTGTAAATTGCTCATTGGCGTTCATCTTGAGCAGTGAATCGACGCTCAAGCCTAACTCGGCAAAGACCTTGTCGCCCTCACCGATTTCGCGTCGCATCCGACCAAATGCGGATTCCAGATCGCCGACGCTGACATCAGCTTTGGCCGCCGCAGACTCTAGCGCCTGGAACTGCCCAACGCCCAGGTCCAAGCGACCTGCGGCTTTCGCCATCGCGTCAACCCGATCCATGCCCTTCGCCGTCATGGCGACTATTGAGCCGACGGCGGCAGTAGTAGCGGCTACTGCGGCGACACCAATTGCTTTGAATCCACGCTTGACCCGGGCCAAGGCTTTTTGAGTCTTGTCTACGGCTCGGATCGTGAACGTGCTCTTAGCTTTTTTTGCCACGGCGCTTTGATTGCTCGTAATAGTAGGCGAAATACTGATTTATTTCGGCTGGTGTCATCGCCATTATTTCCATTATTCGGGAATTTTTCTTATCCGCCAACCAATGAAGTTGATACAGATTGAGAGCAATCCCCGGCAGGGGGGGCGCATCATGCGCCATCGCTAATCCAAAGGGCTATCACCCTCGCCTTCCTCGGTTTCGGGCTCGTCATCGCTGACGCCAAGGATTGCCTGGGCAATCTTGATAACCGTCTTGTAATGGCCGCGCTTGGCCAATGCCAGGTAGTCTCCGGGTGCGAAAAGCTTGTCCCCATCAACATCGCGGGCATGATCGCAAACCACGCGAGCATTCGCCTCCTTTGATTTCTTTCCGTGATACCGCGTAACCTGTTCCGTTGATAGCGGTCGAAAGTAAATGATTGTTGGCTTACCGTCTTCACCCGGCCATTCGGGCACCTCGACGTGCTGAGTGCCCAGCTTATCCATTTCCCGCAACGCTGCGGCCAGTCCCTTGCTCGTCTCTGACATGATAGGATTCCCTTTCTGAATTGTGTTTTTTGCCGATTAAGAACCGGATACAGTTTGTTCGGTAATCCCAGTTCCGTCGGCGTTCACGAACTGCACGGTCTTGCTAACCATGTCGTCTTTTGGCGATCCCACTTCTGCTTCCGTGATCAATGCCTTGCCTCCAAAAAATACCGCACCGTTTTCCGTGCTTATTGGATACAATTCAACGTCAACCGTTTGCCCCGCCTCAAACTGCTGCTGACCGTTAGTGTCTTCCGGGTCGTAAAGCAGTTCTATCGAGCCACTTTGCGAGTGGATACCGTCCAGGTTTGTCGTGTAGCTATCGCCTTTTGAGCTTCCTTCAGCCTGGTTAGCGGATTCGCTTATATCCCAACTCTGAACCTCCGCTACGAGAGTCGGGCTTGATCCGACCTTAACAACGCCTTCTTTACCGTGATATTTTGCCATTTTTTCCCCGTCTTTTGAATTAGTATTTGTTGAAAGGTTATTGTAACATTTTTCTTCAAGGCTTCAGTATGCAATCAATATCAATGGCAACGGAACCGATCTCATCGCCGGTTTCGGTGTCAAATGAGTATCGGCTTGATGCCGCCTGGTAATCGTGCAACAATGCATCCAAGGCCGGGCTTCCGGCGCGGACGGATGCGATGATTTCGTCTGCATATCCCTCAAGGGTGTCATCCACCGAGTCCGCTGATGTATGCCGAGCCTCGACCTCAATCGTCAATGTGTATTCGTCGCGAAAACTATTAACGGCCACACGCTCAGATGACCCAGAGGCCGGATAAATGCGGGCAGCCGGAAGCTTCTCAACTGAAATCCTATCATATTTACTCAGAAATACCTGTGACAATGACATAATGGCATCATCAATTAAAAGCTGCCTGAAAGCCTCGCGAATGTCTTTTTTGCTCATGCCTTGCGGAGTGTCAGGGTGATCATGCCCAGGCCATCAGGCTGGGGGTCTCGCACGGTATAATTGACGCCATCGACCACTACTGCGGCTCCTTCAGCGTAACCTCCTGTCAGATCGGCAACCTTGCAGGTCAAGGACGGGCTCGTTGACTCGACGCCGAATTGACTGCCCGCACTGCCCGCGAATCCGTTGTCAAATATGCCCGTGACAGAAACCCCGCCAACGGACACCGATTGCGCGAATCCGCTAACAGGATCAAGAAACGAACTCAAATTTTCGTTGAATGCCATTACTCTTTCTTGAGGTTTCCAAACCGCCGCCGAATTGTTGCCTCACTCACGGAATACTTGCCAATCAGACGATCAACGTCTTCACGAGTGACCTTGTGCAATGTTGCGAGTTCAGCATCCAAATCTTCATTGGTAGGTTTGGATGAATGTTGAAAACTTGCAGATAAAGACCGGTTTGTATCATTCCACGCCTTTTCTTTGTGGAATGTCCCCATTTCAATCCGGCAATATTCACATAAGATTTCGCCGTTTTCACTGACCCATTCCTGCGCATCACTGCGCTTTGCGCTCTCAAATAGGGTCTTGCCAAGGTCGTCTTTTTTCTGGGACTTGTATCCCTTGATGATGAAATTTCGCATGATAGTATCTTAAAGCCTGTGGTTGAGTGCGTGATAATGACGCTGGATTTCGGGACGGAGAGATGCCATTTGTCATCTTAGGACAAAAAAGGCCAGCACAGGGGTAACCATGCTGGCCTTAGAAAAATACACTCAAATAACCATTATCCTTACGGAGTGGTTAATCGATGGCCTGCGTAGTCCATGCTATCGCCAGCGCTACCACCTCGACTTCCGGCAGCAGCGCCGTAGATCGCGGATACCGCCATACGGAGATCACCTTTTTTCGCGTCTTGGCTCGTCAGGAAAAGCAACGTGATGCCAGTATCGGGATCAGTGATCGGCGTCATTGTTAGCGTCTGAACTGCGCCCAGCATGCCAACGTATTCCGTGACATCACTTGGGACACGAGTCGCAACCGTGACTGCGTTTTTCGTCCCAAAAAATCCGCTCAGGTTCTCGCTATTGTCAGGAAAATCGGGATACTCCCAAATGTCGCCGAAACCTTTCAGCCCCACAAAATGACCGTAGGCTTCATCTTGCATTTGACCGCGAAAATCTCGGCTCGTGATACGGGTATCACCATCGAGCGCGGTAAACACGTCCGGGCTCACCATCCCAAAGCGGCCGAATTTGCTGGCACCTACTGCGTTGAGGTCTTTGCGAACATCTTCAAGCATATCGTAATCGCTATCAGCCGCCGCAAACTCGGAACTTTCGCTGAAATTTGCAGCGAGAATTTTGCTCAGTGCGTGATCCATGATTGCTTTGCCCAGGACTTCGGCTGCCGACTGCATCTCCCCTTCAATCAGATTGATACTGGCTTCGATGGTGTCAGCAAGGGGCAACGTGATTGGGACCGTTTTGAATTGATCCATCGTCACATCAACATCTTCAAGCAAATCTTTCGCGTCGTCCGGCGTTGGGAAAAAGCCTTCGGTGGAATCGTAATCTTGAGGAGCCGATGGGGTTTTGCCCACGCGGGCAATGATTTTTTGCCCCTTTTTCGCCGACGCACTGGAAAAGTCCGTCGAGAAATTCTGGAAGGGCATGGCCATGATCTTGAATCGCTCAAAAAACATTGCGGCCAAAAATTCAGTGGTGATTTTTGTGAGTGCCATAACTAGTTATTATTCGTTGTTACTGTTGTTTTAAAGGGTTCCGTATCACTGTTAGGGATTATTTTTGTGGGCCTCGCGAAGTTCTTTTCCAAGCCGCCCGCGCTCTTCAGGTGTCTTGGCGGAAGCCAATTGCTTTTCGATCTTGGCAATCGGATCGTCTTCTTCATCGGCATTATCGCCGCGCTGCTTCGCCGGGTTTTTGATTTTCAGGCTCTGTTGCCAGTCGTCGGGAGACTTGTTCAAGATGTGAGCACGGAAGTCATCGGCCGACTTACCTTCCTTGGCGAACGTTTCGGATTCTTTCTCGAATCCAAACTTAGCACCGAGGGAGTTGATTTCGGTGATTCGTTCACGATCTGATTTGAGGGCAGATTCAACGGCTGCGGTCTTTTCGTTTTCCGCCGCCGCAAGCTTATCTTTGGCTTCCTTCGCGGAAGCCTGGAGACGATTATTTTCGTCTTTCATGTCCTGGATTTCTTCGGGAGTCATTGTTGTGTGATATTTTGGTTGTGGTTCCTTGCCGCTCGTTTGCGGCGGCGTGAAATTTGTAAATCGATCAATAGCCTCCCTTGGGGCTTGTGCGCTGAAACGCTTCAGGTCGAAGTTCGCATTTGCTGCCGCCCGACTCCCCGCAAATGTCGAATCAGCAAAGCCCGCATCAACCGCCTCTTGCCCGAGCCACCAGGTTTCAGCCGCCATAAGTGCCCGGGCTTCTTCGAGCGTGATCCCCATGCGGCCAGCGTAATCGTTGGCTGCACCCTGGGCCACTTTTTCCAGGACATCCGCTTCCTTGAGCATGTCCGCTTTTGTGCCAAGAACTAATGATGCCGGATCGTGAATCATTACGTATCCATTATCGGCAATCTTGATCTCGTCTCCGGCCAACGCAATGATGCTAGCAACGCTGCCAGCAATTCCATCAATGTAAGTAGTGACAGTTGCTTTGTGGTTTTTTATCACATTCTGAATAGCGATGCCGTCGAATACACTGCCGCCAGGGGAATTGATGTGAAGCGCAATTTCATCGGCATCGATAGCTTGGAAATCACTGATAAAGTCGCGGGCCGTGATACCCCCAAATCCAATTTTATCGAAAATGTGAATATCCACGGTTGGCTTTACCGTATCAGCTTTTAACTGGATGCGATACCACAGCTTATTCATCTTCTTCATCTTCTTGCTCTTCAAATTCATCGGGAGGTGTCGTTTTCGATGAATCTATATTATTGCTTGTGGGTAAGCCGTGCGATTCGAGAATTGACTGCTCTTCTGCGAGCTGTTCTGCGGTGTCATAAAAATCCGCGCCTGAGTTTTCCGCCAACACACTCTGACGGGTGCGGAAATTGCTTTCGACCGAGATTTTCTGCGCGTTCACTTCCTTCAGCGGGTCAACCCATGTCCACCCTCGCGGTTGCCATTCGCAGTCAGGGTTAACGGATCGCTTGCTTTCTGGCACGCGAACGGATTGCGTAACATTCGCGCTCCAATCATACCATTCATCGAAAATTGGCTGATACCCGCCATCGATCATTTCAGCCTGGATGCACTGCCAGGCGTCGCGATCAGTCAGAATAGCCTGACGAAGGGATGAATAATTCACCCCGGAATAATCATTGGCAAGGGTAGGCGAGCTGACGTTTAGGCCGTTGGCAAGTTGCTGCATAAAAATTTTGTGCCCCATTTCATAGGTAGAATTCGGATATTCCGGGGAAAAATCCGTCACATCCACACCGGGCGGAAGCTTGCCGAAGCTACCAGGGGTGGCATCCATTATGTCATAATCGTATTCCATCCGATCATCCTCCGTGCCTTCGCCCTGGTATTCAAAATCCGGGTTAGTGGAAGTGAAGAATCCCATTTTGGCCGCTGCCACTCGCCAGCCGACCACCAACGCCTCATGCACGCCATTGAGCATTTTCTGCTTATGCATGACGCAAGCGAAATCAGGAATTCCCCGTATTTGTCCTACATACTCATGCCGAAAATCATGAATGATTTGTGACGCGGGAATACGGATGCGATCCTGCGCCCGTTTGCTAATCATTCCTTTTTGGGTCAACTGGGAAAAATGATAAGCAACAGGCCGGTCAAACTCATCAAATTCAATCCCCATGTCGATGCGGTTTCCAGTCTTGGAGTCTTTCTCAAGACAGGAATAACCATTATCCAATAAATCTGGATTGATTAATCGGAGTGCAAATCTGTGATTGTTATGGGGATAGCCTCGCAAAACCTGTGTAAAGGTTTCGCCGTCAATGACTCGCATCCAAAGGCGGAGCCATTGGAATTCACGCATACTCATTGTTCCGCAAGCCGTGGGACTTGAAGACTGCCCCCCATGCCTGCGCTTTTTGCAAAAGTTTTTCCAGGCTGATTCAACCGCATCGTTCAAAACATCGTCTGGCTTGCCGTTCTTCATCCGGTTGCGCATCTGCAAACGAATGCCATTTTGACCAAGG